GAGGATTCCCCTCTCAGATCAATCGGCAAAACTGTACGTGCTTGGACGGAAGGCAATCGCGGATATGTGGAAGTAAAACTATCACGTAGAGCCGGAATGGAAGGCTTGCTTCAAGACATCGAAGACGATCTTATTCCGAATGTCTCTGTCGGTTACCAAATTTTAGAAAGAACACTCATTTCCAAAAAGAAAGGCCAGCCCGATGAATACCGGGTAACTAGATGGCTCCCTATGGAAATTACTTTG